AAATTCAAGGAGAAGAAATTATTGAATGGAACTGTTAAGTTTAAAGAACAAAAATGGATCCCATTCTCAAAAGCACTACAAGATTCAATTTCTGTAGCTGGTGCTCCAGTAGGTCACATCACATTATTAAGAGGACACAGTAATACAGGTAAGACTACAGCATTACTTGAGTTAGCAATTAGCGCTCAAAAAATGGGTATCTTACCTGTTTTTATTATTACTGAAATGAAATGGTCCTGGGAACACGCTCGTACAATGGGTTTCCAACTTAATGATGTAGTTGATGAAACTACAGGAGAAGTAGTTGACCATGATGGATTCTTTATTTATAAAGATAGATCATCGTTAGGTACTATTGAAGACGTAGCTGAATTTATTGCTGATTTGTTGGACGAACAGAAAAAAGGTAATTTGCCTTATGACTTGTGTTTCTTCTGGGATTCAATTGGTTCAATACCATGTAAATTAAGTGTTGAAGCAAATAAAAACAATCCTATGTGGAACGCAGGAGCTATGTCTCAACAATTTGGTAACTTTATTAATCAACGTTTCCCTCTATCTAGAAAAGAAAACGCACCATACACTAATTCAATGGTAGCTATTAATAAGATCTGGGTTGCACCAGCTGAAAATATTATGGCACAACCTAAAATGAAGATGAAAAATGGTGAGACTATGTTTTTGGATGCTTCTATTGTATTGACTTTTGGTAACATTACTAATAGTGGTACAAGTAAAATTAAAGCAACTAAAGACGGTAAGGAAGTAGAATTTGCTGTAAGAACTAAAGTGTCATGTGATAAGAACCATGTTACAGGATTACAAACAAAGAGTGTTGTAATTGCTACTATTCATGGTTTTATTCAAGATGATAAAAAAGAAATTGATACTTACAAGAAAGCACATTCTATGGAATGGAAAGACATTCTAGGAGATGGAAAGTTTGAAGTAATCGAAGATTCATCAGATTGGAATGAATCAACCAGAGATATTCCTCTAGACTTAATGGATGGGGAATAAGTTTGGCCTATTTAAGAAAATTTGTTATATTTAAATAACATGAAAAAGAGCGACTTGATAAACCTTCTAGGCAAAGTAACCAAAGAAGATGAAGTACTAACAAACCCTCATGAGCGAGTATTGCTTATTGATGGATTGAATTTGTTTTTTAGAAATTTTGCTATGATGAAGATGGTTAACCAAGATGGAGCGCATGTTGGTGGCCTAGGAGGTTTTTTACGCTCATTAAATTACTTAGTAAATCAACTACAACCAACTTCTGTATATGTTGTATTTGATGGTGCTGGTTCTTCTATAAACAGAAAGAATCTATTACCTGAGTACAAATCAGGTAGGAACTTAGTTCGAATCACTAACTGGGACGTTTTTGATTCACTAGAAGAGGAACATGATTCTAAGGTTAACCAAACTGTTAGGTTAATTCATTATTTAAAATGCTTACCTGTTAAAACAGTTAGTATGAATAAGGTAGAAGCCGATGATATTATCGCCTATTTAAGTGATATATTGTCTACTAAACATGGTTCTAAGGTATTCATTGTATCTAATGACCAAGATTTTATTCAATTAGTAAACAATAAAATAACAGTATATAGACCAGCTGAAAAAGAATTTTATACCAAAGAAATGATTAAGAGCAATTATGGTGTATTAGCTGAAAATTTTATTTTATACAAAACATTGTTAGGTGATAATTCAGATAAAGTAGAGGGTATTAAAGGTTTAGGTAAAAAAGGTGTTACTAAAAAGTTTCCTGAATTACTTGAACGCCCTCTGTCTTTTGATGACTTAATGGGCATTGCAGAATCAAAATTAAAAGAGCATGTTATTTATGCTCGAGTACTTCAAGATGAGGATCGATTAAGAAATAATTATAAAATTATGGATTTAGGAAAACCACTAGTTGATGAAGTAGAAAAACAATACCTAGAAGAATTCTCAGAAGAATTACCCCCAGCTTTGAATACCAAAGCATTTATGTTACTTTATAATGAAGATGGATTAAATAAACTAATGAAAGATCCTGAATTAACAATTACCAATACATTTAAAGTAATAAACAGTTTTAAAAAATAAGTTATATGACATTACAAAATCTTTCACAATACGGAATAGGATTCCAGGTTAAAGTACTGTCTTCACTTTTAACACATAAAGAATTTCTATTGAATATTCAAGATGTGTTAAGTGAAGAATACTTTGACAACACAGCACACCGTTGGATTATTAAAGAAATCCTAAAATATTATCAAAAATATCATACTACTCCAAGTATGGATGTTCTTAAAGTAGAACTTAAAAAAATTGATAATGAAGTTTTACAAGTATCTATTAAAGAACAATTAAGAGAAGCATATAAAGCATCAGATGAAGATCTTAAGTATGTTGAGGAAGAATTTTCTAATTTTTGTAAAAACCAACAGCTTAAAAAAGCATTGTTAACAAGTGTAGATTTTCTTAATGCTGGAGATTATGATTCAATTAGATCAATGATTGACAATGCACTTAAAGCAGGTGGAGACAAAAATATGGGTCATGAATATAATAAAGATGTTGAATCAAGATATAGAGAAGACCATAGAAAAATTGTTCCTACACCTTGGGAATCATTTAATGAACTACTTCAAGGTGGCTTAGGTAATGGTGACTTCGGATTAATATTTGGTAGTCCAGGTGGTGGTAAATCTTGGTCACTAGTTGCTTTAGGTGGTTATGCTGTTAAGTTAGGTTATAATGTTTTACATTATACTTTAGAATTAGGAGCTGATTATGTAGGACGAAGATATGACGCTTTCTTCACTAACATATCAGTTCAAGATATTACAAAATATAAAACTAAAATTGAAGATGTAGTCAATCAGTTGGAAGGTCAATTGATTATTAAAGAATATCCAACCGGCAAAGCATCTATCTCAACTATTGAATCACATATTAAAAAATGTATTGATCTAGATTTTAAACCAGACCTAATTATTATTGACTATGTAGATCTTCTTCGTTCAAAGAAAAATAATCGTGAGCGTAAGGATGAAATAGATGATATTTATATTAGTACTAAGGGTCTTGCTAGAGAATTAAATCTACCTATTTGGAGTGTATCTCAAGTAAACCGCGCTGGTGCAAAAGATGATATTATTGAGGGTGATAAAGCAGCAGGTAGCTATGATAAAATGATGGTTACTGATGTTGCTATATCCTTATCAAGGAAACGTCAAGATAAAGTAAATGGGACAGGAAGATTTCACATTATGAAAAATCGATACGGAATGGACGGTATGACCTATTCTGTCAAAGTAGATACCTCAACAGGGCATTTTGAGGTATCATCCTATTTAGAAGAAGACGAAGAATCATCTTCACCACAAAAATCTAATACTTTTGGAGGTATAGATTCATCAGACAAGGCACTTATTAAACAAAGATTTTTCGAACTATCTAACTAAAAAATTATTAAAAAAACAATGTTAACTACAGAATCACAAATTTTGTCTGAAATCACTACCCACCTCAAATACGCGAAATTCGTACCTGACAAAAACAGGAGAGAGACATGGGACGAGCTAGTAACTCGAAACAAGGAAATGCACTTGAAGAAATTTCCTGAATTGGCTGAAGAAATTGAAGCCGCTTACAAGTTTGTTTATGACAAAAAAGTACTACCATCTATGCGTTCAATGCAATTTGCTGGTAAGCCTATTGAAATAAACAACGCTCGTATTTTTAACTGTTCATATTTACCAATTGATGATTACAGAGCATTTTCTGAAATTATGTTTTTGTTACTTTCAGGTTGTGGAGTTGGATACTCAGTTCAAACCCACCATGTAGAACAATTACCTGAAATTAGAAAACCTTTGAAATCAAAGCGTTATCTAGTAGGTGATTCTATTGAAGGATGGGCTGATGCTGTTCGTATGTTGACTAAAGCTTATTTTGGTTACACATCAACTGCTCCTCTATTTGACTTTAGAGACATTAGAGCTAAAGGTGCTTCATTGATTACAGTAGGTGGTAAAGCACCAGGTCCTGAACCATTGAAAATTGCTTTAATTCATATGCAAGCTATTTTAGACCGTAAACAAGATGGTGAAAAATTAACAACAGTAGAATGTCATGACATTATTTGTCACTTAGCTGATGCTGTGTTATCCGGAGGTATTCGTAGGGCTGCTTTAATTGCTTTATTTAACCTACATGATGAGAATATGTTAACTTGTAAGTTTGGTAACTGGTGGGAAAATAATCCACAACGTGGCCGTGCTAATAACTCAGCAGTATTACTTCGTAACATGATTGATAAAGAAACATTTATGAACTTGTGGGGTAAAATTGAAGCATCTAACAGTGGTGAACCAGGTTTCTTATTTACAAATGATAAAGATGCTGGTACTAACCCATGTGCTGAAATTAACTTGAAAGCTAATCAATTCTGTAACTTATGTGAAATCAATGCTTCAGATATTGAAACACAAGAAGAATATAACTCAAGAGCTAAAGCAGCAGCATTTATTGGTACACTACAAGCTTCATATACTGACTTTCATTATTTAAGAGATGTTTGGAGAAAAACAACTGAAAAAGAGGCATTGTTAGGTATTGGAATGACAGGTATCGCTTCAGGGGCTGTATTTAAATTAAATATGAAAGAAGCAGCTAAGGTAGCATGTGATGAAAATGAACGTTTAGCTAAAGTATTAGGTATTAATAAAGCAGCTCGTGTCACTACAGTTAAACCTTCAGGTACCACTTCATTAGTACTAGGTACAAGTTCAGGTATTCACGCTTGGCATGATGATTATTATATTCGTCGTATTCGTTTAGGTAAAAATGAAGCACTTTATACTTACTTAAGTATGTACCATCCTGAAATGTTGGAAGATGATTTCTTTAAACCAACATTACAATCAATTGTTTCTGTTCCTCAACGTGCTCCAGAAGGTTCAATCACACGTAAAGAATCAGCTATGGATATGCTAGAACGTATTAAAACAATTAATAAAAATTGGATTAAACCAGGTCATAGAAAAGGTGCTAACATGCATAACGTTTCTGCTACAGTAACTATTAAACAAGATGAATGGGGTACTGTTGGAGAATGGCTTTATGAAAACAAAGAATACTTTACTGCGCTTTCATTCTTACCTGAAGACCTTGGAAGTTATAAACAACCTCCTTATGAGACAATAACAAAAGAAGAATTTGAAGCTGTAGTTTCTTCACTTCATTCTGTTGATTTGTCTAAAGTTATTGAGATGACTGATAATACAGCGTTAATGGAAAATCTTGCATGCTCTGGAGGACAGTGTGAGATAGTTTAAGCGTTAGTGGGGCTTGTGAAGTTTTTATATATTTATTATCGTATGATAGGAATATATAAGATCACAAGCCCTTCTAATAAAGTATATATTGGACAAAGTGTAGATTTAAAAACTAGATTTAGAAAATACAAGTATTTAAATTGTAAACGACAAACTCATCTTTATAATTCATTTGTAAAATATGGTTATGAAAATCATGTTTTTGAAATACTTGAAGAATGTAGTTTAGACCAATTAAATGAAAGAGAAATATATTGGGGGTTACACTATGATGTTTTGGGAGAAACGGGATTAAATTGTAAATTAGGAGATGCCAACGGAAAGTGTAGTGAAGAAACTAAAAAGAAAATAGGTAAAGGTAACAAAAATAAAATAATGTCTGAGGAAGCTAGAAATAATATCTCAAAAGCATTAAAAGGCAGACAAGTAACATGGAACACCCCAGGTCCTAAAGGTTATAAACATTCGGAAGAATCCAAACAAAAAATGAGAAAACCTAGAGTAAATAAATGGGAAAGAGAAAAATTAGTTTCCGAATCCACCGTTAAAGAAATTAGAGAAAAATATTCTACTAATAGCTATTCCAAATCAGATTTAAGTAGAGAATATAACTTAAGTTGGGGAACTATAAAAAATATAGTAGATTCCATTAATTCGTACAAACAATAAAATATTTATAATTATGAATCTTATACAAAAACTTAGAAACTTAATTTTTGGTAAAAGTAAAGTAGTTGAAACTCCTGCTCCCGCGGAAGTTAAACCTACAGTAAAAGAAATGGTAGCCGCTCAAGAATCTCCTGCCCCAAAACCAAAACATAAGTACTACAAAAAGAAAAAAAGCAAAGGTGAGAGCGAATAAGCTCTCACCAACTTAATTTTTAAGATTATGTTTGAAAAAATCAAAGAAAGAATATTCCCATTCATAATTGCTCTTTCAGCACTATCAGTAAGTGCGTCCGCAGCCGTTTATAGTATTACTGGTCTCAGCATGTTATTTGCTGGGGCTAGTACTGCTGTGATGATTATGGCCTCTTCTTTAGAGATATCTAAATTAGTAATTGCCTCTTTATTATATCAATACTGGAATAAATTAAATAAAATACTAAGAATTTATTTAACTATAGCAGCTGTTATTTTAATATTAATTACATCAGCGGGTATCTATGGTTATTTATCTTCAGCTTACCAAAAAACAGCTGACCAAACTAGTATTGTTGATTCTAGAGTAGCATCTTTAGAAACTAAAAAGAAATTATATGAAAATACTAGAGCAGGTATTTTACAAGAAAAACAATCCTTATCTGAATTAAAAGGTAGCTTATCTAAAGGATCAACAACCCAATTTACAGATCGTAAAGGTAATTTAGTAGTAAGATCTAACAATGCTTCTATTAAACAAATTGAGAATGCCTCTAAATCAGATGATAAATTATCTTTTAAATTAGATATAATAAATGATTCTATTTTTTCAATTGAGTCTAAAATATTAGAAGTTAAAACTAATGCTACAGCGACTAGTGAGTTAGGTCCTTTAAAATATTTAAGTGCTCTTACTGGTATTACTATGGACCGAATCATTAACTGGTATATATTAGTTATTATATTTGTATTTGATCCATTAGCTATTGCTCTTGTTATAGCCGCTAACTTTGCATTTGCTCAATTACGTAAGACACCTATAAACAAACTAACAGATGAAGATAAAGAATGGTTAGAAGCTGAGTTAGGTGAAAATGATATTTTAGAGGAAGAAGAAAAACAATATGAAATCTATAAAGAAAAAGATAAAGAATATTATAAAAATAAATTAGATTTAGATGGAGATGGTATTGTTGAGGAAGAAGAACTTAAAGAAGTATTTGATAAAGCAGATACTAATGATGATGGGATTATAGATGAGGAAGAAGCTAAAACAGCTAATCTAAACATAAAAGACACTCAACAACTTAATCAGTATATGGAAGCTATTAATAAACTAGAAGATGTAACTAATAGTTTTACTACAGCTGAAAACTGGAAAAAAGAAAAAGTTTTAAATGAAGTAAGTAATTTAAAAGACTTACTAACAAAACAATTCCAGTCTAAAAAAGATGATAATACTATAACTTATTTTTAATCTCTTGTTTGGCCTTGTAATGGTTTGATGTTATATTTATAGCATAATAAAAATAAAGGTTATGTTAAAACATCATGATTATCAAGAAGCTCAAGAGTTATTTTACACTAAAGAGGTATTAACAGCTGAAGAAGCTCAACTATGTTTTGAATTAATGCCCACAAAGGCAAAAGCACATTTGTTTTATCATAGTTGGAATAACACTTATTTGAACCTTAATGTGTATTCTGAGGTTGAAAAGGAAGAACATGATTTAAGAAGGGAAATAGGTTTCTAACATGCATTCAAAAGAAGTTATTCAAAAACATTTATTCAAACTTAAAAAACTTAATTACAGTCCATTTAGATGGTGGAGAAATTATGATGTTCCAAAACCACTACCTAAGTCTGCTCATATTGAAAAAAGAATAAACAATGGTGACTTTGATCCATCTCCTTATTTTTGGATGGCCCAATCCGCACTTTGGGAAAAATATGACAATGACAATGCTGGTTTAGAACCATTTGATAGAGCTAAACGTGGTGGTTTATTATTAAGCAAGTATGAACGCTTAATGACTGATCATTATAATGATGATGATTCTAAATTAGATAATTTTATAGATGCTATTTATGATCATTTTGAAATTGATAAACTTTTAGTAGAAGAAGAGATTAAATTGTTTGGCTCATCTGTAAAGGATTATTATCTTTATGCTAGTACAAAATATAATGTTAGGAGAGTAGCTCCTAAAAGACGAGGTAGACCTAAAAAAGTAAATATATGAAAATAAGTCATGAAGTTCCCTTATGTTTGTTAGAAGATAGTCTTGATTTTAATGACTATGATTATTGTTTAGTTCATCTTTTAGATAAAGATACAGACTATGTTGATTTCTTTATGAAAGCAAAACAACAAGGTCGTTATATTATCTTAGATAATTCACTCCATGAATTAGGAACAGCATACCACGATTCAGGTCTATTACATTGGGTGGATAAGTTACGTCCTAATGAGTTTATTGTTCCCGATGTATGGCAAGATACAAATGCTTCTATTGTTAATGCTAGAAAATGGGCTCAAATTAAATTACCTAAAGAAGTTACTAAAGTAGCAGTTGTTCAAGCTCAAAACTTTTTAGATGCTGTTTTGTGTTATCAAACATACAAAGACTTAGGTTATAAAAAGATAGCATTTTCTTATGGTGCTGAGTATTATTTAGATCATTCTAATCATCCTAATGAAAATCTAGCTAAAGCATTAGGTAGGATTGAGGTGATAGGTAGAATGTATCATATGGGATTAATTGCTGATAAAGATAGAGTACATCTATTAGGCTGTCAAGTACCACAAGAATTCAGTTGGTATAAAGATATGCCTTTTATTGAAACTATTGATACATCAAACCCAATTATGGCTACTTTGGATGGTATTCAATATGGTAGAAATGGTTTAACAGAAAAGCCTAAATCAGATATGAACCATAATTTTTATACTACAAATATTGATTATAACTTACTTGATTGGAATTTAAGAATGTTTAGAAAACTATTAAAATAATGCAAGTATTTCTCCCATATCCCGACTTTAAAACATCACTTGAATCTCTAGATGATAAACGTTTAGGTAAACAACGAGTAGAAACTTATCAGTTAATCGCTGGTCTAGAAGGTAGACCA